TCTACCGCTCCCACTAATGCATCCTTTGCATTATCAAAAACGTGTGAGGGGTCATCCTTGATGATCTTGTCCAATTCTTTTTTTGCTTTATCTGGAAGGACATCATCTAACATTTTTGCAACATGATCTTCGGCTAGGTCTTGTGCCTTATCGATAACTAACCCAGCCACCACGTTAAATAACATACCCGCAAGTGGTAACATAATTATCCTTTATTATAATTCTCCCAGGCCTCAATTGCTCTTTGAGAGTTCGGCCGGTGATCCATACTAATAGACTTGAGAAATTCTTCCTTAGTAAATTTTTTAGGTTTTTCTATTTTACTTTTTTCAACTTTAGTAGAAGGTTTTTCAAATTGAATTTCTTCTTTTAAAATTTCTGGTTCTGGTTCTTTTTGAAAGTCTTCTTCTTCAAACATAACCTCTTTAAGAACTTTTCGTTCTGCCATCGTATTCTCCTAATTAACAATTTCTTGATTTTCAGGCTCAATCACTACACCATCGTCAGTGACTTCCTCTGTACCAACTACTTTATTTAGGATTTCAGTCACCCACGCTGGGCCTTCTTGTGTATCTGGAAAACCATCTTCTGATGCTCTCCAAAGAATTTCGCCACTAACTTCAATAATAATATCATCTTCGTCAATTGAATGCTTCTCAACATCAGATGGTTTACCTACTAGTTGTGGTTTGTGATTTGCAATACCTGCGGTGATTTGGATACCATGAGGAAACCCATACTTCTCATTCATGAAGATGCGAACTTTCCTTCCACCTTCAAAAACTGGTGCTCTCATACTCTCAGGGATTTCCATATTTTCTAATCCCTTACCAGTTGATGTGTCAAGCACTACACCATCATCTTCTTCTTCTGTATCAACTTTTACTGTTTTGTCTTCAGTATTTTCTTCAGTATCAACCTTAAAAACTTCTTCAGATTTTTCTTCTTCTGCCATATTTTCTCCAAATAGGATGTGGGGCTCAAGTGGATTCCCACCCAACTATGAGCCCCCGCGTCATTACTAAGAACCGATTTGAATCAGCCGTGGCTTCTTCTCATCGGGTATCACTCTCTCAAGGTCAATGGTTAACATACCATCCTTGAGATCCGCACCCTTTACAATGATATCATCGGACAAAGAAAATGAACGCATAAAGGATCTTTTAGCAATCCCCTTATGAACGAAAGAATCAACTTCGTCTTCGCTCTTTGTATCTTCTTTGGAACGAATTGCCAGCTGGCCATCCGTTACTTCAACTTCAATATCATCTTTTGAGAACCCAGCGAGGGCAATCTCAATAGAATATTGAAGGTCATTCTGTTTCCGAATGTTATATGGGGGATACCCCGAATCGCGAGTAGTGTCCATATCAAAAAAACGGTCAAAGAGTTGGTCAAATCCAACGGATCTGCCTAAGTGTCTTTGAAGGTCTTGGGGTGTAAACGCGGAGTGTCGTGCTAGTACCATAATTCCTCCTTTTAAAGCGAGGTTAATAATAACTCATTCTGAAGCACACAGCAATGAGTAGTTGAATGAGGTTTCCACTACGGACAACCTCAGTCGCGCCAACCTTCTCCTGCACGGAGATGTTCGCAACGATGTTTAAAAACTATCCAAAATAATTCGATAAGTGAGTCGGCTGCATAATTTCCAGCTCCCTTAACCAATAATTTATATTTTGTTTTCATAACTATTTATCTCCATAATAAAGAAAAAAGGGTGAGGTGAGCAGTGGGACTCGGCTTACCCACAACATCGGAGAACGAACTTCCGTTAGCTTTTATCCTCCGTACCTGTTCCCTCACTGGTAAGTGAGATGTGACCCCCCTCTATTGCTAGAGGGGTAGCCTCGGCACCATCCGTGAACAGTCTGACTATCTCGGCTCTCGGCAAGATTATTATCAGTATACTCAAAGGCCGTCACCTTTTTGTTCACCCTTTATTCAATAGTATAACATATTTATACATTATGTCAAGTGGTTTGACTACTTTTTATCGTAGATTCCCCACAATACCCAAATCGAAACCAATCCGACAAGACCTTCTGCACCCAATTTACCAACCAAGGCAACTACTGAGCCCACAACATCTATACCAAGAAAGGGAACGGTTGCACCAAAAATGATCTGGAGTACGACTCCAAGAGCAATAAGTGCTAAACCAACTTCTGTAAGGTTGCGAATCCAACCTAATACTTTATCTACCATATTTCCTCCATTAGAAGATTTTTTCTTTACAGCCATATAACTCCTTTGCTACGGGCCTGTTGACCCAAATCCTCCATCTCGTTCAGTTTTTTGAGTTGGTGGCTCTTGGATCTGTAACAAACTATGATAAACTTTTTCTACCAATTCAGCTTGACATATCCTATCTCCATTATTTATAGTCTTTGGAGCTTGTGATATGTTAGTTAGCATGACAAAAACCGGCTCAACATAGTCATAATCAATTATACCTTCACAATTTGTAAGGTATATGCCGTCTTTCCAAGCTAATCCTGACCTTGAATGTAGACGAACCGAATATCCTTCTGGAATGTCAAAAATCAAACCAGTAGGAATTAGTACCCGCTCCATGCAGAATAATTGTATTGAGTCACCTTTTATTTGTTTCTCAATAGTTCTATTTAGTGTGTCTTGATTTACTTTATATGTGCTGCCCTTAACAATCGAAGCATGTAAATCAAAACATGCAGACCCCTTTGTTGCAAAAACTGGGTCTGGTACATTTGGATCTAATTTATAATACTTTAGTGCGTCACTCGCTGCTGTCATCCTCTACCTTTTTACTTCCAATATTATATTTAGCTACAAGATCCCATTCATCCTTTTCTTTATAGGAAAGAATCTTAAGCTGATTTAGAGGAACAATTAATTCCTCTACACTTTCTGGATCGACCAGTTTGATCAATCCCCATTCGGCTAAAAGGTTTGCTATTGTATTTCTTCGTGCTTGGTCATTTTCAGAAAAATTTGTAGGTTTACCATCAAGTGCAAATAATTCTTTAAAGTGTACAATAAAATACCTACCCTGCTTATGTAAAATATGACAAGATTGATATAAAATCTTGTCTTTACGAGAAGCAACTCCAATCCTTGTCAAAGTCTCTCGTACCTTCAGAAAATCGTCTGGATTCTCCAAGGTGCATTCAACCATCGTGTCAACTGATACATTCATTTCTCCACTCCACCTTGATTCAGTTTGTCTTTAATAAAGGCCAGCTGATCCTCACTAAGCAGTTCTAGAGCATTTTTGGCCTTTTCATTACTGAATCCATAATACTCTTTCACGACTTCTAAATCGTGTAGCTTGTCAGGCTTCAACCATTTACTGTACCTTTTTTTCTGTCTGATACTATTTAGTAAATAGTCAAACTGTAGACGCGAATCTAGGTGGTGGTTTCTATTAACTTCGTTTGCTTGAAAGATTGTGTCCATAAAAAAAGACAATCCGCGATTCACAATGAAAGCGGCATACTTCTTCTCATCTTGAGAAGTCAGCATGACATCTTCTTTGGTTTCGTTGATTGCCTTTAAATAATCAAATGGACTCATAACTACAAGTATACCATGTATATAACAATTGTCAAGCGTTTCCTTTCGATCTGTTAGCAGAAATCGGTTCATATTCTAAGTTTTCAACGGATGCATCACCACCCTTATCTTTAGCTATTATATGTCCCAAATCATGAGATTTATTATGCCCAAGAACATCATCCCAAATGGACAATGGTGAACCATACTTATCTTTAAAATCAGTTTTGACTGCAAGTTCTGCACGTGATTGTGCCTGATTTTTCACAGCTTCACCATCCATAGAAATAACCTTTTGCATTTCTAGAGTAGGCAAAAACTCAGTTACAAATCTGTTCCACATCATACCTTCACGATGTCTCACATTTCCATCATCCCAAATAGCACGTTGATGTTCCTTATAAGAGTCTGGATTTCTTGCACGAACTATCTTCCCATGTGCATTTTCTCTATAGACATCATTTCCGTCTGGGTCTACCATCCAAAGATCCTCTACTTTCAAGATAACTAACATCTTCATAACTGCTTCAATATATCTTATTGGATCATTAATCTTATATGTTGGGCCGGATTTAGTTGGACGCGTTGGATGTGTATTATCCAACAACATACATGACATTATTACCATATCTGCAAGTTCAGCACGCCCCACACCTTTAGATTTCTTAGTGATGTGTGCCATTCCATTACCGATAATTTTTAATATCTTGGAATGAAGTGCCCGCATCTTTTTATCAAGTCCATTAAATTCAAAATCATAAAGAACTTCTAAGCTATCTTTCATATCTTGTCTTAGTGGAAGAGTACGATCCCGGCCATATTTTGATGCGATATAAACGAGCATTTCAGAAAAGGTATATGCAAGACCCATTTTAGTTGGAGCATATTGTCCAGCAAAACCATGAAACTTATCTTCAAGTTTCAAAATGTTGGAATTCTGTTTCTCCTTATCACACAACTCTGTCATATATCTCCATGAGACACCATAAGAATCTGAAAGAAGCTTCACAAAAAATGAAATAGATGTACCAGAATTGGCTTTTCCAAATAACCCCTTCAATTCATGAATATCACCAGATTCAATCATACTTACTACAATTTTAATTTCACTAAGAAGTTTAGTCCTTAAATTTTTTGGAAATTCATTGAAAGATTTTTTATTCAAAGGAAATGTCTCTAGAATTCCATCCTTATTGGCTACTTTAATATGATCCAATGTTTTCTGAATTTTAGAAAGTTTGGAAATAGTAGGAGCCGTATAAGGCCTTTGTGATTCCACCTGAAAAAATTTGTGAATTTCATTAAGGCGATGTTGACCGTCAATAATTAAAAATTTTACACCCTTATTCTGTAAATCTTCAAAATATTCAAGATTTTCATTGAGAGTATCTATCCGGCCTTTATCTGTAGCTACAGATAGTTCCAGCTTTAACTTTTCTATGATTGGTTTTAATGCTGCTAAAATAAACAAATCTTTACTTGAAGCACCAGAAAATAAATCATATATATATGAATTTCTCCGATCTTCCAACCACTCTTCAAGATATCTCTGTATAAGACCTTGTGGGGCATAAAAATTTTCTTTATTTTCTATTAATTCCTGTAGAGTAAACTGGGTGGGATACATTTCTATTGCTGGTTCCCATGACGCTTCGTTATTATCTAGAGAATTAGTAAGGTGGGGTACTAAACTAGTTGTATTAGCATTTTTTGCTGTTTCCATTTTGTTCCTTGTGTATGATCGCACTGCTGGCGAATTAAAAAATTGAAGTGATTGGATGAATCCCCTACGTTGACTACTGCTGAGTCAAAATCTAACTTCATTTAATATACCTATATTATAACATGGATTCCCATATTGTCAAATGACAAGTCCCGAAATCAGAACTCATCCCGAACTTCCACAAAAAGCGATATGATTCCCGCTTTTTGGCGAACTTTGCTCAATAACTCTAGCAAAAACGCTATTGAGTTTTTCCAAATAAATGCTGTAAGAATAAGAATCAACCCAAGTATTAAAAGCCACAAAACCATCTGAAGAAATTAATCTTGATAGTCCAGTATAGAATTTTGTTGCATAGAATTTCTTTGGAGTTCCACTCTTGTTAAAAATATCCATAAAAATCACATCATAAACATGCTTTGTATTCATAATATAATCGTATCCATCTTCGATAATAATATTTAATCTTTCATCCTTTGGCATAGCAAAATAATCTGATGCTACATCCTTCAACTCTGGAAGAAGTTCTACAATATCAATCAACGTATTTGGAAATTTATGAAACAAATATGATGGTATTGTACCAGCTCCCAACCCCAAAACTAAAACACGATGAGGCTCTTTTTTATAATAATTAAAGACTTTTACAATATCTCGTGCATACTTGGTCTGGAGTTTATATGGATTTTCTTTGTCAATTGAAGATTGTCGTGCTCCATTTCCAAATCTTAAATGTCTAACTTTTTTCTTATCTATTACCTGAATTTTTGTGCCATGAGATTCTACTTCATATAAAATTTCTTCGCTCATGTTGTCAACTTATGGATATGGTGCTCAATCTCATGATCATTCACAATATTCTTGTAAGTTCTCAAAGTCTTCCCATCATTTCCAAACGCTCCACCGAAATATCCATTCATAATTCCCCTTCTACATAAATCCTGTATCGTTTTATAATGAGTAAACGCTGAAATCCGTTTCTTGATTTCCTCAAATTCTATTTGCTCTTCTTCAGTGAGTTGATATTCCTCATGCAAATTTCGGCCAATGGACTTGTTAATTATTTGATGGGTTAATTGATCATTCACTAAAACATATACAACAAAGGCTACTGGAATATTTTTGTATTTGAATAGATAACAAATAACTCTATCATCAGTCCAGTATGGATATTTTGACATAGACTTTTGAAGCTTATGCCATCCCTTTGGGACTTTCTGAACTTCCTTTTTGTATTTGTCAAATCCATCATTGAGAGTTTGAATATCTTTCAAATCATATGCATTTTGATCCTGTAAAAAATTCATTGTTAGCTTTTCCATAGCTAACATTCTCTTGATACCTTTTTTATGCTTCCACTTATTTTTGTCTATACGAGTAAAATTTTCTGGAATATAGCTATGATAATTATAAGCCTCAACCTTTTCACTGAATGGATAACTAAGAGGCTTGACCTCATCTTCTAATCCACTAATCTTTGTGGCCAGATTGTTCCCTGCAATTTCACTCAGTACAACCTTTTCCATTTCTCGATTTCCGCCCATACTGATTGGGAGGCCTTCAATTCTATTATAGATGTGCTTAAACATCTGAACTCTTTTGATGACAACAATAATTCTATCTCCATCATAGCCAATTGTTATGATCCGTCTGGAAATGTCGTGACAGATTTTGTTGTATTCATGAGAAAATTCCGCAGGGAGTGTTCCACCAAATCCATATCGTTTGGTTCTCTCTGCATTATAAAAGTCGATGAGTTCTTTGGCCTCTGTTTCCCACATCGGAAGAGATCTAATTTTGTAAAATTCATCGGCAGTTATATTTTTCAGATCTTCAATTTCTATATGTGCATCATTGAACAAACTCATAGTTTATTTTCGATAATATAATCAACATCTTCTGGTCTTGGTCTTTTCCCCACACACCAGAATAGAGTTTTTTCTTTTTTAGTATCCACATTATCCAGCATCCAGTGGTATGCTTTACCTTCGTAAATATCATCAATGTAAGTACCATTTACTTCGTAAACATGACTCCTGCTATATGGAGCTTTATGAGCATACATTTTGAATTCATTTAATTCTAAACTATGAGGCTTATCCCAAGCATAATCCCCATCCATAGAATCAATTAACTCCTGTTCATATCTCTTCATATTTTTTTCTCTTGTGGGGCCAACGCAAATACTATGGATATTTTTCACCTTCTTATTGAATTTTTTAATCCCAAGTAAAACTCCCATAAGCTGAACAGCTGAGCCTGTGGGAATTACTAAAGTATCAATATCATCTGGAATATTTTCAACTTGGTCTGCTGTTGCATAAAACATTTCTGATGGATTCTTCTCCAAAAGTTCTCCCTGCTCAATTTCCATATATCCAGTATCTTCTGCTATTTTTTTCATTTTTGAATGTATTACATTTGCCATTCCATGACCAGCTACAATTTTAATTTCAGAACCATAATACTTGGTCAATCTCATTATGTGATGGTTGTCCAATTTTTCTGGGCTAGTTCCTCCCACACAAGTAATACAATCAACACCATAATGTCTAGCTACTATAGCAATATTAGCACCTTGTGGAGAATGGACACCCGCTGCGGTAATGACTCCATTATTATATTTGGTTCTTATCTCGTCCAAATAAACTATAAACATCATCACAGCTTGGCGAACTTTGCCTCCATTTGGATGATAGTCTCCGTAAGGTTTATAAAAATCATCTCTTTTAAAATAGACACCATCAACAACTTCTATTGGTGTAAATTCTGTCATACAAAGAACTCCATTAATCCTGTTTTGAACAATGGAACCTTTTCTTCTCCTTTTCGGAAAACCCAAATATTTTCAATGTAACATTTGGCTAGAAACTCATCCAGTTCTTTCTTAGTTGCTGTTTTCTTTGGTCTTTGCATATATCTCATGCCTAACTGTCCAGTAAAACAACCTTCATATTTGGCTTCCATATAATCAATCAACTGGTCGCCCGCATAATATCTTGTACCCTTAACTTTTGGGTCTAAAATATTAATCATGCAATATCCACCCTCTTTGCAATGAAGGTAAGATTGCTCTGTAACTGGAATGAAAAATTTGTCTCTCCATAGCTCATACTCACCAAACTTTTTCCAAGATTGGTCATCCTCAAATTCACTACCCTGTGCATATAATTCAGTAGCAAAGTATGGTGGAGAAGTGAACGTGCAATCAAAATCATCTGCTAGGTCATCCCAAGGCAAATCTTCAGCACCAGATCTAAAAATAGTTACTGTCTTTTTTCCTCTACTGGTGAAACAAGTATCATTCAAAATCTTGATTGGGTCACCAACATGCCCAAGTAATTTTTCATAACGTCTGCACATATACTGATACCTAACCCAAGTATCTCCATTAGGGTCACATCCAATATACGTTTCAGCCTTTGGACTTGCATAGAATGCAGTCAATCTATCACCCCAACCACAAGAAGTATCTAACACCTTCTTTGCTTGTGTCATAGTATATATAGCCTTCGCAACTGGAGGTTTAAACTGAGTTGCTAAATAACTTCCAATTCTAAATGCCCCTATGTATGTTTGAATAGTCAATTCATTATTTCCGAGTCTGTAAAAGTATTTGAAAAGTCTGGCCATCTTATCTTCATGTTTTGTCCAGACATCCATCGGAGACGGCGTGGTGTGACTTCCGCATTTCATTCTCTCTTCGTACATATCATAGTCACTTATGATATTGTATTCAGCTCCGCAATCAATTACTCCAAGGCCATGAGAACTAAAAGGTCTACGATAATCATCATATTTCTCAAGTACATCTTTAGTTTGGTCTTTTGGGGAAATGTACTTGTCCATATCTAAAGTACATAATTCAAAAAATCTATTATCAGCTTGTTGGGGATTCTGAATGGATATTTTGCGAGGATAGGGGGGTTTGGTTTCAATAATAAATTTGGCAAGCCCTTCTCTAATTTCATCTTTTGTGAAATCCCTGTGCATAACAGCCCATTGTTCGGGATTCATCATAGGTAGCTGTGTCTTAGGATCTACCAGTTCTTTCAATCGTTCATTTAAATTCACATTCCACCATTATCTCAGTAAGACATGCAACCAAGTTTATCTCTTGGTCTGCTACAAATGCTGATTTATACTGATAGTCAGCAATGATTAAAACAGCCTGAGGAACAGACTGTGGCTTAAGATGATAATTCAAAACATCATACATTTTTCTAAACACACGAGCAATGTCCGTATCCATGTTGGAATTGGCCCATTTTCTCATCTCAGAAAACTTTTTACCTTTTAAATAATTCACCAACTCATTGACATTGACTTCTTCTATTGTAGAAAGAATTCCAATATCAATTTTACCACTTGCCGCATATCTCTGTAGTTCATTCAGAATTCTACGAAAATCTGCAAAGTGTTTTATGATAAGTTCTGAAACTACTCTCTTATCGTATTCAATCTCATTCTCATCTAGAATCTCGCAGCATCTTTTCAGATACTTTTCTGCTATCTTTTGCTTTTCATTTACTGGAATAAAGAAGTCAAAGACAGCACAACGGGAATGGATGGGATCAATAATACGAGTAGGATAATTACAAGTAAAAAGAAAAGAGACATTATTTCCAAATTTTTCAATGAAACCTCTAAGTGCGGGTTGAACGGAATCTGGATTCATGTAGTCGGCCTCATCCATGATGATGGCCTTGCGGTTTCCTGTCATTGAAACAGCACTACAAAACTGATTCAATGTAGTTCTTACAGTATCTATATTTCTGCCCTCATCAGAACCATTGACCATAAGGTAATCTGTATTTGTCTGTTCACAAAGAGCCTTGGCGGCTGTGGTTTTACCACTGCCAGGAAGACCTGTGAAAATCAAATTGGGAAGTTTACCTTGTTCTATGAATTCTGAAAAGAATTCTTCTAACTCACTTGGCAGAATACAATCTTTTATTGTGCGGGGTCTGTACTTCTCCACCCACAAAAAATCATCTCTCTGCATTATCCTCCAAATGTAGAATCAGCTTCAGTTGCAATAAAATATTGAAGATTTATAGAAGTGTGAGAAAATTTAGAAATACCTTTGGAAGTGATTTCAACATTGTAATCACCAGCAAACAATTTCAAATTTTCAATCTTGAACACCATACAGAAATTCATATCTGTAGTCCCTACCTCAGTCACAAAATCATCAGAAGATGAATTATTGACATCTGTGCATCCTAGTGTAATTTTTGAACCATCTCCCACTACACAAACATGAGGAAGACCTAACAGTGCGGCCGCCTTAGTAGTTTGGACAAAATCTGTATTAGACATTGTGAAACTAACTTCAGGCTCAGGAAATGCCAATTCCCTCTCTGGTGGAGTCACAATCATTGTAGGGTCAGCAAACATATAGTTTACTTTTCCACCAATCAGTGCTTGCTTATCACCAATCTCTAATTCTGGATCTTGAAATAGAGACATTACCCCAAGCATTTTATTCAAATCATAAATCGCAAAATCACTTGGGAAGGATTCTGGAACCTCAGCATTAACCAGAATATTCTTCTGTGCTGAAATTGTTTGAAGTTTGTTTCCAGACTTAAACTGCAAGTTCTGATTGATACTCGCAAAGTTTTTAAGTAAGGAAACGGTTTGTTCAGATAAACGCATAATATAGCTCCTTATTCAGATTATATAATTATTATAACATAGTTTAGCAGTATGTCAACTCTTCTTTTTCTTCTTATCTCGTGCCATTTTTCTCCGCTCCGCACGAGAGAGCTTTTTACCCGCTTCCTTTTCAATAGCAGCTTCCTCTTCCTTAGTTACAAGATGTGGACGGGCCTCCATATCAGCACCATGAGATGCATAATCAAGATTAGCCAACGATGGAAGTGTACCATTAAAAACGTAACTTCCCACATGCCCAAGTTTCATCCAAGGACACATAAAAGTTTTAATTCCAAGCTTACGAGTGAATTGACAGAACATATAATCTTCTGATAAATATCGGTCGCTACCCTGAGAACCCTCACCAGCAAATGCTTCGGAATCAATGACAGTATCAAAGAACGCATGAATGTATCTTGAACCATCAAAATTTTCAGACCTATTATGATCTGGTTTATAGTTGAATTGCGGATAAGCATCTCTGAATTTTTCAAAGACATGCCTAGCTACTAACATAAACCCTGTTCCAATTTCAAGAACTTCTACAGGTTCAGTTATCTTAATTTCATTTGTTCCACCAACTGGATTAAAAACAAAATCACCAGTATATTCTTCAAGAACATTTGGGTCTTCGTCTGCCAATCCAGCATCAACCGCATTCCTTACCTTCTCCCAAGCAATACATTTCTTAGGATATGGTGCACCAATAATATCCTTGTCCAATGCGGCCAAGGTCAAAACATCATTTGGATTGAAGTGAATATCCGAATCAATGAACATCAAATGTGTATACGGACTGCGCAGAAATTCGTCTACAAGATAATTTCTTGCACGCGTAATAAGACTCTCATTGAACAGATAGAAAAATCTAAGATCCATCCCATATTGAGTTGAAATAGTTGCAAGATCAGCCGTGGACTTTGTATACATACCATGACACATTCCACCATACATAGGTGTGGCTACGAAAATCTTTTTCTTTCGTAGTTCTTCAATTTTAACTTCAATTTCCATTCATCTCCTTAGAATTTATTGCACTTGCTGTATCCATACCAGCATCTGTGATAGTTTCATAAGTCATCTTTTTAAAGATATCTTCTTCTGGTGGCGGAACTTCTATCTCTTCATTCCAATCAGAATCTTCTGAATTTGAAGAGAATATCTTATTATATCTTTCACCATAATTTACCGCGCGAACTTCATCTACATAAGTGTATCCACCCACGGTTAAAATATTTTGCACAGCTTCAAGCACATCAGATAAGAATAATTCTTTATCTTGTCCAATTTCAATTCTGGCAATTTTATTACCACTACTAAAGGTAAACTCAAAAGTATCAGTCTCGTACATATCTCTCGTATTTTGGAAGGGTTGATTCAAAGAGTTTCCATCCAAAGAATAAGAAACCCACAGCCCAGCATAGATCTGAATATTTCTGATCCAGAATTA